ATCTTATTATGGTTCTGGTAAATTAGATTTTTATGGTGATGGAATAAGTGGTTTATTTAAAAGATTTTCTCCTTTATCTCAATTAGGAATTTATTTAGATGCTAAGAAATTAGCAGATGCTGGTATTATTGATAAAAGAGATGATGGTTATTATTTTGCTAAAGGTGGCAATTTAAAATTAGCTCAAACAAATCAAGCTTTTGAAAATCAATTAGCAAAAAACAATATGATGGATTTTGCCCAAAATGTTTTAGGCAAATCTCAAGAACAAGCTCAAGCGATGGCTGATGTTACAAAGAGAGGTGATAAAGCAGATTATATTGGTAGCCAAGTCTATCAAGACAATAATGCTAATGTAAATGTTAATCCATTCCAATCCAACTATGGTGCAACACAAATAGTTTCTTATGGAAACAATAATAACAATAACAATTCCAATAGTGCATCCAACAAAATGTACACAGCAAAAACACAAAAATTTGCAACACCTACAAAAACATACAATACAGAATTTAAAGGAAAAGGATTTATAGGTGGTAGATAACGAGCAAAAAAGAAGCCAACAAGCAAAAGAAATTTTAGAACACCCTCTATTTTTAGAGGCGATAAACAAGATTAGAGGAGATTTAACTAACGAATGGTTAAACTCCAATTTAGAAAATTCAGAACAAAGAGAAAACATTTTTCGCATGAGAAGGATGTTAGAAATTGTTGTGATGCAAATTCAGTCAATCATGGAGACTGGTAAAATTATAAAAAAACAGGAGTAAAAAATGGCAGAACAACCAGTAATGGACTCTGCAATAGAAACTCAAAGTGAATCTATTGCACCAACGCCCAAGCCTCTAAATACACAAGGAGAGGCAGCTGAAGCCCTGAAGAACTTATTAAACTTAGACGCCTCAAAGACTCAGGAAACAGCAAGTGAAGAATCAAAGAAAGAGGTAAGCGATTCCCAAGAGAACACCGAAGAAACTTTTGATGATGATGATCTTATCAATCAAATTGACGATGAAACACCTTTAGATACTAATCAAGAACTTTACAAAATTACCATTAATGGTGAGGAGACTGAAGTCACACTTGACGAACTCAAAAAGGGATATTCTCGACAAAGTGATTATACTCGTAAAACTGAAAAACTATCTCAAGATAGAAAAAGCGTAGAAGAAAAAAACGCAGAACTTACTCGGTTGAACGAGGAGGCTAAAATCAGACGAGATCAATACGACAAACAACTTCAAATATTGCAAGAGCATATTAAGGCAAACCAAAGCTCTATCGATATGGACAATCTCTTAGAAACAGATCCAGCTCGTTACTTAAAAGTAAAAGCAGAACAAGATCGTCAAAAAGAGTTGTTGTTAGCTAGTCAACAAGAGCAAGAGAAAATTCGCTTAGAGAGACAACAAGAAAGCGAAAAGATGTATTCTACTTATTTAGAAAATGAGAGAAAGTTACTTGCTGATAGACTACCTATTTATGCCGATAAAGAAAAAGGGCCAGCGCTTATTAAAGAACTAACTAACTATGCAAAATCGATTGGTTATAGTGACCAAGAAATTTCTATGTTAGTGGATCATCGAGCAGTAGTTATGTTACATAATGCTATGAGATATGAAAAATTAAAAAAAGCTAATCTCAATAATAAAAAAGTAACTAAAGTCTCGAAGGTGGTTAGTTCCTCAAGCTCTAATGCTCAAGACGATAATGATAATGTTAGAAGATTGAACTCATCTAAAGCAACTCTTAGAAAGACTGGTAAAGTGCAAGACGCAGTATCAGTTTTAAAAGAGATGTATTCTCGTTAATAAACAAAGAAAGGAATAAATAATGGCACAGCCAACCAATACTTACGATTCATACGATGGTGTCAATTCCATAAGAGAAGATTTAGCTGATGTAATCTATAATATCTCTCCTACGGAAACCCCGTTTATGTCCAATGCTTCAAAGGGTCAGGCAGCAAATACTCTCCATGAGTGGCAGACCGATTCACTTGCTGCAGTCGCAGTTAATGCTCAAGTCGAGGGCGATGACTACGATGGAGATAGCAGATCAGCAACAACTAGACTTACTAACTATACTCAAATCTCTGCTAAAGCAGTAACCATCTCTGGAACAGATGATGCAGTTACTAACGCTGGTATGGGAACTCAAATGGCTTATCAATTAGCTAAAATGGGTAAAGAGATCAAGCGTGATATGGAAAACGCTATGATAGGTGTTGAACAAGCTAAAGTTGCAGGTAACTCATCCACAGCTAGAAAGTCTGCATCTGTAGGCACATGGTATGGTACAAGTGGAGCATCTAACCTATCAACTAATGGTTCGCCTTCTGCAACCCCTGCGGGTACAGGTGCAACTGCAATCGCTGGTGGTACAAATAGAACCTACACAGAAGCTCTATTAAAAGCTGGTCTTTTAAAAGCTTTTGAACTAGGCGGGGAACCTGACACTGTATTAATGACCGCTTCTCACAAGCAGTTAGCCAGTGCGTTTGCTGGAGTTGCAACAAAGTATAAAGATGCCTCTGATAAAGTTTCAATCGGAACAACAGATATTTATGTATCTGATTTCGGAGAAGTCAGCTTTGTACCTGATCGTTTCCAAAACGCTAATAGAGTAGATATCCTTCAAATGGATATGTGGTCAGTCGATTTCCTAAGACCTTTCCAGACAACTGATTTGGCAAAGACAGGTGACTCTGACAAAAAACTACTTTTAGCAGAATGGACTTTGGTCGCAAAAGCTCCAACAGCTAACTATGGAATATTTAACCTAACTGCATAATTATTTGTAGTAAAGGGATTGGGGGTGTTTTATGCACCCCCTTTTTTATTTAGAGAGGACAAAATGAAAATTTTTAGTAACAAAAAACATTCATCAAAACTATTTAAGGTTGTTGATGGAGCAAGAAAATCAAGCCCTATGGTATCTAAGGGTTTAGGCAAAAAACAATCTATGAAAACATCTATGGGTGATCGTAAATATGATCCCATGTTAAAAATATCTGGCAATCAAGGTCTATCAATTAAAGACACTATTGATTCTATGATTGCAAAAGCAATTAAGTAACATGGCTAAAGTATTTTCTCTTAATGACGCTAATGACCAATCATCGGTCAAAACAAATCTTATTGTGGATGAAGGAGAAAATAAATTTCATATCGAAAACTTCCAAGATGAAGCAACAATAAAAGAAATATTAGACGCCAATCAATTAGCTAGAAATGAAGGCGCTTATAAATCTAAATTATTACAAAACGAAAAAGGTTATCGTGTTGCTCGATTACCTAACATTATAGTCCATCAACTTGCTAAGAGAGGAATTTTAACCACAAGTGGTAAGGTTCTAGACAAAAAAGCTTTTTTTAGATGGTTAAACGATCCAGATAATAAACATTTTAGAATTTACACAGGCAATTTATAATGGCTATAAACACATACGAAAATCTTAAAACTACGATTGCAAATTACCTTAATAGAAGTGATCTAACTAGTTACATAGGAGATTTCATTTCTTTAACAGAGTCTCGATTAAATCGTGAACTTCGAGTTAGAGAAATGGTTAATATTGATACTTCAATAACAACAGTAGCATCGACTCAAAGTTATGCTCTCCCTAGTGGTTTCTTAGAAGCAACAACAGTTATTTATCAAAGCGATCCTTTTAAGATTTTAAAGTTTATTTCGAATATAGATTTTTACGAAAAGTATAACACAAGTCAAACTGCAGGATCTCCAACCTATTTTACTATTGTTGGTACTAATATTTTATTAGGGGTTGCACCAGATTCAGCAAAAACACTTCAAATAAATTACTATAAAACAATTAGTTCTCTATCAGATTCAAATACAACAAACACAATTCTAACTAACTACCCTGATCTTTATCTTTATGGAGCTTTAGCAGAATCTGCTCCCTTCATTATGCAAGACGATAGATTGAAAACATGGGCAGGTTTATATAAAGAGGCTTTAAAAAATGCTAATGAATCATCATCGAGAGGAGCAACTGCATCATCCACATTACAGATGTCAGCAATAGAGGTGGTGTAGATGATCGAATTTGGAGATTTACAAGCAGATTTACCTACTTATCAAAATACTGGCGCATTAGTCGTTGATAATGTAGTGCCTCTCAAAAGGGGTTATAAAAGTTTAGCAGGGTTCCAAGCTTTAAGTGGAACTGGATTAACAAGTGAAGCTGTTGGATTATTTACTAGTTTTAGTGCTAGTGGATCAACTAACTACGCTGGTGACTCAACTAAGTTATATCAAATGGACTCCTCTTTGGTGTTCCAAGATATAAGTAAAGTTGGTGGTTATAATAACTCTACAACAGAGAACGCTAGAGACTTTTGGGCTTTTACACAATTTGGTTCTAATATTATTGGAACAAACTTTGCAGATAATATTCAAAAGTTTGAAGAAGGTGTCGATAGTGCCTTTAGTGACTTAGTCTCATTAAAAGCAAAATACATCGCAGTTGTAAGAGACTTTGTTGTTGTTGGGTATACAGAAGAAAGTGGTACAACTTATAACCAAAGAGTTAAATGGTCAGGCATTAACAATAGTAGTCAATGGACTCCTAGCCAAACAACTCAATCTGGTTACCAAGACATTGTTGGTAGTCATGGAAATATCCAACAAATAGTTGGTGGTGAGTCATCAGGGATTGTCTTTATGGAAAAGGCTATCTATCGTATGTCTTATGTTGGTGTACCATTAATTTTCCAATTCGATAAGATAGCTGACAATATTGGTGCTTTTGCTCCTAAATCAGTTGCCTCTTTTGGTAATATGATTTTCTTCCTTGCCCAAGATGGGTTTTACAAGTTAACAGGTGGTCAAGATTTAAGCCCTATTGGAAATGCAAGAGTAGATAATTATTTCTTTAATGACTTATCTTCTAATCTAGATGGTATTACAAGCGCTATCGATCCTAACAACTCGATTGTTGTTTGGTCATATCGTGGTAGTGGAGCAACAGGAACTACTAATAATAAATTATTAATTTATAACTACGCAGTCGATAAATGGTCAACTGGTAGTGGACAAGATTTAGAATTTATAGCTAGTGCATCTCAAGAAGCCTTCACTACATTAGAGAGCCTTGATGTATTAGGTGATTTAGATAATTTACCTAGATCCTTAGACTCATACTACTATGGTGAAGGTATTGTTGGTCTTGCTGGTTTTAATAGCGAACATAAGTTTGGTAAATTTATTTCGAATAGTTTATCAGCAACAATAGATACAACTGAATTTGAAGGCGCAGAAGGAAAAAGATCAACCTTAATTAATTGTCGCCCTATTGTAGATGGTACTTCAAGTACAACTGTGACAGTTACTCCTTATTCTAGAGCTTCACAATTAGAAACCTCTACCGCAGGAGATACTGTTTCAACAAATGATACTGGTACTTGTCCTTTACGATCTACCTCAAGATATCATCGAATTAGAGTTAATGTGAGTGGTAACTTCAATACTCTAAGTGGTGTTGATATAGAAGCGAGACCAGAAGGTGGCAGATAATCAATTTCCAACAGTTCCTTTATCAATACCAGATACAGGACAACATTTAAGATTAGTTTCAACATCATTGAACAATACGATCAATGGTAAATTGAATAGTACAGGCAGTATTACTTTAACTGCTAGTTCTACGACATCAACTTTAACTGATGCACGAATAAGTGGTAATTCTGTTATTTTGTTTATGCCTACAACTAATAATGGAAGAACTGCATTGAATACTTTGTATGTGTCAGCAAGAGGAGATGGAAGCGCAACTTTAACCCATGCAAGTTCATCAAACACAGATCAAAACCTCTCCTATTGTATCATTGGATAATGTAGTCACGAGAGTTCCAAGTGAAGATGTTGAATTTATTTGGAGTCAAGTCGCACCACTACTAGAGAAGGCATTAGACGAAACATATACAATTAACGATATACAATCAGGCTTGTTTAATGATCGTATGCAACTCTTTATTAGTTGGAACAATAATAAAGTTGAAAGCGCTGTTGTTACAGAAATAGCGCAATACCCTCAATCTAAAGTATTAAGGTATTTTTTAGCAGGGGGTTCTAACCTAGAGAATTGGTTAGAAAGAATACAAGAAATAATTGAAAAGTTTGCAAAAAAGGAAAATTGTACTCATCTCGAAGTAGCAGGTCGCAAGGGATGGGTAAGAAAATTGAAAGGATTTAAAGTTAAAGCATACTTACTTAACAAGGAAATATAATCATGTCAAAAGGATCAAACCCACAAAATGTAACAACTACAACATCAAGTGAACCGTCGGAGTTTATTAAGCCATATTACCAACAAGCCATAGACTCTGCGAGAGATTTATATGAAAATCAAAACGCGCCATCTTTCTTTCCCAATAACACTTATGTTGATTTTGCTCCAGAGACATCGACTGCTTTACAATTAGCAACTACAAGAGCATTACAAGGAAACCCATTACTAGGTTCTTCTCAACAAGAGATTAACAAAGTTTTAAGTGGAGATTATTTAAATCCATCCTCTAATCCTTACTCTCAAGCTTTATTTAATCAAATGGCAGGAGATGTAACATCGCAAGTTCAATCACAATTTAGCAAAGCAGGAAGATTAGGGAGTGGTGCTAACCAAGAAGTCTTATCAAGAAGTTTAGGAGAACTAGCTAATACAGTTTATGGAGACCAATACAATCAAGAGAGAGATCGTATGTTCCAAGCTACTCAAGTAGCGCCTCAACTTGGAGAAATGGATTTTAATGACATCGCTAGACTACAACAAGTAGGTCAAGAAAAAGAGTCATTAGAGATGGCTAAACTTCAAGATGCTATTGCTCGTTATGACTACTCACAACAACAACCTTATTTAAAATTGAATCAATATCTAGGATCATTAGGAGCTCCAGTTCCATCAACCACAGTATCGACACAACCTGTGTTTAGAAATACAGGAGCAGGTTTATTGGGTGGAGCTATATCAGGTGCAAATCTTGCAGGTAAAATTGATGGATTAAATCCATTATATGGAGCTATTGGTGGTGGATTATTAGGGGGATTCTTTTAATGGCTATCGGATTAATGAATGACAATGTGTATTACGATGAAAATCTAAACCCTGTCAACCTTCCAAAAAATTTCACATTCTTTCAAGACTCACAACAAAGAACAAATGAACTAACTCCTAAGAGAAATAGTTATACTTTTCCTGATGTTGGAAAAATAGGTTCTTACGCTTATTTAAATAATAGTGATCCAAGAATGAGTGCTGGTAATAGAACAACCCCATATTCTGTCTATACAACACCAAAACAACCTTACTCTGCTTTACCTAATGGTGGAAATATATCTTATTCAGAAACTAACCCACTAGCGCAAGGTCAAATAGGAGCAAAAAACTCTAGTAAAGATGTATATGCAAAGCCAGCCTATCCAAGTACTGGTATGACTTATGATGCTTCTCAACAACCATCATCTCCTCAAGTACCTATTAATCAATTAGGTAAAAACTTATTAAATTTTGCAACAAGTGGAAGTGGTCAAGCTTTAGGGAGAGGGTTATTAGAGGCTAGTGGATATTCAGCAACCCCAATGACCTTTGGTCAAGCGTTGGCTCAAGGTATGCAATACATGGGAGACGCTGATAAATTAGAAGCTGATAAAAAACAACAAGATTTTTTAAATAATTTAAAGTTAAAAGAATTAGAATTAACAGAAAAAGGATTAACAGCATCAAGTAAAGACACTGCTGATATTAAAAATTACAAGTTTTATCAAAACCTAAACACAGACCAACAAAAACAATGGGATAAATTAAAAAAACAAGATCCAGAGTTTGCTAGTGAATTAGCTAAAGCAGTCGAATCTGTTAAACAAGGCATGACTGATGGTGTTGTATTGTCAGCTGCAGATATAGCATTTGATAAAGCATCTGCAGAAAAATTATCTGAATTTTATTTAACAGAATATCCTCAACAATTAACC